CATGAATTTTTGTTCTATGAATAACTATATCATGTAATTTAATTTTATCTATTTCTTTACCAGCTTCGTCTGTAATTTTTTCTTCGTATTCACTATGATTAGAAACTTTAATCTCATCCATAGAGACTAAGTCATTAAACTCATCATCAGTTAATCTTGAGTATTCTTCTCTTTCAATTTTTTGTGCATCATCCCAATATACTTTTAGGATTCCATTTTTTTGGATTAGTGCATCTTTGAACGCAGTATATAAAGCTAAGAAACCATCATTCTCTTTATAAAAAATATAGTTTAAATAGTCAGAACATTGTCTAGCCATTTCTTCATCTTCAGGCCCCATGCCTTCACAATTAAATACATTGTCACCTGATGTAAATATTCTCATCAATGATGGCATTAAACTTTCTACTGTATCTAAAACATCGTTAGATACTACTTGAGATCTACCTTCTTGTTCGTTACCAAGAGGTTGTCCTAAATAATATTCTAATGATTTTTTTCTTCGAGCTACAAGTTCTCCACCAATATAACCTGATGCGTTATGTATCTCTCTACTTACTACTGATAATATTTCTTGATTTGATTTTTTCATACTACGTATTTTGTATCTATATTAATTGGTTTATCCCATTCTGTTGTATCAATAGGATCATGAACACATCCATATCTAAATGCATCACTTGCATGTGAGCACCAGTCATGGAGAGGTTTATTCTTAAACACTTGGTTTTTATCATCCCATTGTTTTCGATACTGTCTCAAAGCATCTAATCCTGTTTTACATTTAACTCTATCGAAGTAACAATTAGGTAAAGTATTTCTTACAGATTCAATACCATGATCTACTTCTAACTTAGGTGCTACCTCAAAGTCAATGCCTAATTCGTTTGCTACTTCTAATCTTGACTTACCTGTTCCAAGCTCACGTGCCATTATATCGTGTGGAGCTATATGTCTGCTATAAGCATAATCTTTCTCCATTAATATATTTGCATAGTGTGCTAATGATTCACCTGAAGTTTCATAATAGTCTACCAAATGAATTTCGGTTCCTATTCTTTGTGCAAACCATATTGCAGTTGAATCTCCTATCCCCAAATCCCACCAGGTTTCCACTCCTGCATTTTCGTCTACAGGTACTTCCCCTATTCGTTCTTCTTTATCTGCTTTAGTTATCAGTCTGCCATAATAACTTCCTGATACTGCTGCTGTAAATGAACACTCAAATTCTTGTTGGTATTGTTCTTCAGTCATTATAGCACGAGCTTGTTCTAACTCGTCATCTGGTATTACTTGTGTTTCAGATGCTCTATATAACTTACCATACCAATCTTTATGACCACGTTGTGCAAAGTCAAATACTTCCCAAAACTGGTTATGTCCCATTGGCGTACCTATAAATAAAACTGATCCTAGTTTATCTGATACTGCTGGTCTTACAATTTCTGTCCATACTCTTGGAGACATGATAGCATATTCGTCCATTACAACTTTATCAAAGCCCATTCCACGAATACTATCTGGATTGTCTGCTCCAAAGATTTGAATACGTGATCCATTAAATAGATCTATTCTTAATTCTGTTTCATTTCTAGTTCCACCAAAATGCATTAGTGGTTTAGTATAATATTTTAAATATTCCCAAGCGATAGCTTTACCTTGGCGATAAGTTGGAGCTATGAATGCACAAAGAGATCTTTGTTTATCTGCTGCTGTTTTAATTAATTCGTTAATAGCTAGTACTGATTTACCAAATCTTCTATGACATACAAGAACACTAAATCTTTTAAGTGCATTGTGTACGTCTTGTTGGTAAGGTCTAGGCTTATAGGGTATTTCTACTTCAGCGACTTTTTTCTTAGTCGTCTTTTTGCCAAGAGACTTTGATTGCGATTGGTTCATCTGTTCCTATTTTAGTATTAGTTGATGCTAACCTCGCATGAACAAATGGTGCTGCTTTTTCGGCTGCATACATTTTACGTTCAGGTGAGCTCATAGGATTGTTTAACACAGATAATAAATAATCCAAAGGAGAATGTTGGTATTTTACAGCCATTTCCTCCATAGACTTCCAATTCTTTTTAGTCTTTGCACCAGCAGGTCTACCAGCTCCAGGTCTTTTACCACCATGGTTATCTGTTTTTGCTTCTTCTGTTTTATCTTCAACCATAAAATATTTTCTTTCCACCTTTAGATAATACTTTACCAGCATCACCAAATTCATGAAATTTTTTACCTTTAGCAAATTTACCTTTTGGATTAAATGCTTTAGCAGCTACATAAGTACCAGCAGCTAATAATGGATTTCTTAATGCAAGTTTACCTACACCAGTTGCTATATTTGCTGCACCTTTAAATAAACCTACAGTTGGTGCTACATAACTTTTATAGTTTTTAGTAGCTGATGGTAATACTTTTTTATTAATAAACTTTTTACCAGTCTTAATATGCTGTTTAGCTTTTTTTAACAAATCACCACTTACATTAGTACCTGATGATGTTGGAAATATTCTATTCATATTATTAACTTTTTTTTGTTTTTTTACTTTTCTTTTTCATTTTAGCTGCCATAATTTTCTTTTTTAAAGCAGGTGGTAGATTTTTTTGTTTACCTTTTAACATTAATATTTACCTTTTTTCATTTTTTTTCCAGTTTTTTTAGCGTACGCTTTAGCTTTCTTTTTACCAGCTTTAGTGTAACTAAATTTTTTCTTTCCTACTTGTGGCATTATGATTTCCTTTTTGATTTTCCTGCTGCGTAAGCACCACCAACAACAGCTGTAGCACCTGCTACTTTAATTCCTGTTTTGTAGTTCTTAGGCAATTTTTTATATTTAGCACTTAGCTCACCAATAGAGTTTGATGCGTCTTTGTATAGTTTAGTTTTTTGCATTTTTCCAAATGCGTCCATACCCTTTGCTTTAGCTTTAGAACCATATGATGTAGCTGTACTTTTAGCTTTTTCAAAAAAAGTTGGTTTTTTCTTAACAAAGAGTTTAGCTATTTTGTTGATCATCTTAATAGTCCTCTCATAGCAGCTTCTCTTGAATTAGGCATAGGCATATTACCACCTGGTCGTTTACCCATCATTGCCATTTGTTGTTGAGCTTGAGGGTTTTGCTGCTGTAGTAAACCCTGTTGCTGTTGTTGTTTAGCCTGTTCAGGCATAACTTTTGCTCTGATTATTAAAGCTAACTTTTGTCCTTCTTCTGGACTTAAGTTAATCATTTCATCAGCTAATTTTTCTAATTTTTTACTCATATTAACAATTCCATGCTCTTAATGATTTATTTATTCTGCTATTAGGATCTCTTGCAGTCTTAGCAGAGGTTAGCTTACGTTTCATGCCTTTCATTCTAGCACAAAACGATGCTCTACGTTTGTTTCCTACTTTTTTGCTAGGAGCTTTTAACGTTCCCCCAGTTTGTCTTTTATAACTAGCACGACCTTTGGCATTCAAACCCCCCTTTGGGTTCTTACCTTCTTTACGCTGCCATGCTGCTGTCTTTGCCATTATCTTTTCTTAGCAGTCTTGGCTGCTCGTTTAAATTGTTTAGCAGTTGGTGCACCTTTCGCACCTTTTTTTCGCATTTTTTCGTTTGATCCTGCCTTGATTCGCTTTCGCTTAGCATGAATGTTTGCGTATAGTCCACGTTTTGCCATAATTATATAAACCTTTTAGCGTATTCTAGTAATTTAGTTGTTTTTCGAAATTTTTTAGATTTCAAGTCTTTTGTAAACTGTTCCTTTTTAGCTAATTGTTTTTTCATGTCAATTTTAAAAACGCTATATGGTATTTTTTTCATTATCTGCCTTGTCCTTTATATCTCTTTAGCTTTTGCTGTAGTTTTTCCGACTTCGATTTCGATTTTTTGTGGATTCCACGTCTTTTTTTGGGTTTTTCCCTAGGTACGAAATGGACAAACTTCTGCTTAGCCATTAGTCGTCATCAAATATATCAAAAGCTATTGCACCACCTACAGCTGATGCTGATTTAGGGTACTTTCTAATAGTTTTATCTGCGTAGTTTATGCCTTTGTTCACGTTTTGTGCTGCTAGGTTAGTATATTTTGCAGTTTTTGTGTGTCCTTTAGCTGATAGATGCTTAACTGCATCACCAGTCTTTTTACCTAGAAAGCTTTTACCTTTGTATAGCTTCTCTAAGAACGATACGCCTATTCTACCAGCGTGAAATGGTATGCTCATTATGTGCCTTTCTTGTTATGGTGCTGTACAAAACCCCCCTATTATGACATTTGACATTACGTCAAAGTCATTGAGGGTGATTGTAAAACCCCTGGTTTTTCTTTATGTTGTTTAGTTGTCAGCTCACTGTTGTTCGCTGTCTTTTATTTGTTTTAATTATAATTGTATTTGTCTTTGTAAGACACAATTATAATTGTTGTTGATTATCTTAAGTCTTTGTTAGTCAACTGATATTGGCTGTCCCAAGTGACAGCAATATAAGTTGTTATTATATATTGGTAATTAGCTAACTCTAGCTTGTCTATTGATTAGTTGATTACCGATAATGATTTAAGTAATTGATATTATTATACAACCTGATTGTTAGTAATATTAAAGCAATACAAATAGTATCTATATCCACACATTGTGAGGTAGATACATAACCAATAAAGGAGATAATATGAACATCAATACAGTATGGAATAACACTATAGACAGTATATCAAGTGTTAAGGATAAAGTGATAGATAAGTACAATAGTACTAATATGAATCCTTTTCCGAAAAATGTAAATGTAACTGTTAAGTTTGACTTAGTAGGTACATATAGCGATCTATTAAAGAAGTTTGATAGTATGTCAGATAAAGATATGCAACGAGTAGTTGATATCCTAGAAAAGAAGTCTGACATTATTCAAAAGATAATAGTCAATAAACTGGATAAATAATGATAGTCCAAAATGCGATATACCTGGTCGTTGTACTAGGTATAATCGCAATCATATAGGAGATAACATGATAACTTACAACATAGAAGAACAAATAGAGGGAGATACAGATAAGCATAGTAACTATCAGCTTATCAATTACGAGTTTCCATTCCCAGAAAATTCTATTCTAATAGAAAGGGATAAGGAGGCTAAAAGAATACAACAATCGTTTGTTACGAGTATCAAACAATCGTTGATTAATAACAATAACTAATAGGAGTATATATGACACAAGGTACATTTGAATCGTACATGGACACTAAAAGTCCAGAAGAAAGAAAACAATATGTCGATGAGCAGATAGCTCTTGGCAATCCTAAGTATAAAGATAGAAATACTTGGTTAAAAGAAAATGCTGATAAAATCAGAATCAGTAAGCTAGAAGCTCAGGTAAATGAGATATTAGCTAAATTACCTAAATAAATAGTCAGGTACACCCCCCTTCTAGTAAGGGGGATTACCCTTTAATAAAGGAGATTATATGAATATATCACAAATAGTAAATGCTACACCATCAGAAGTTGATAATCTTAGAGTAAAGCTAATGGATAGTATAGAATACGATTTCGATGAACGAGAGTGTTCATTACTATATAGAATGGCTGCTTTTGATTTATTAACAGCTAGTGAATGTAAAGCATCAATCATGCTTATGGCTCAGAAATTAGGCAATATATCAATACCAAAGGAGGACAATGACTAGAAACTTAATAGTATATAAAGTTGATTATGTTAATAAACACGAAGATTATAACACCCAAACAGGTAGATTCGTTAGAACTAAAAGAATAGTTATGACACCTGATGAGGTTAATCAGACAGATGGCTACTGGCGTAATCATAGTAATGTAGAAAAGAAATTTAATAAAATGATGAATGATAATCAAGAAGGCTATTGGAATAGCAAATATAGAGTAGTCAGAACAAGGAAAGCAAAATGAAAAAAACTAAAACACCTAAACATTGGACAGCTAAAGCATGGGCAGAACATATGCTATGGATAAGTGGATTTACTAACAATAAAGAGGTTAATTATGTTCAGAGTAATACTAGAGGGAAAGTTCCGAGAAAATCCAATAAATCTAAGCAGAGCAGTAAAGCTACTGTATAACCAAGACTTTACAGGCTCTATAAGATTAGAGAACTTATTGTGGTGGAAAAAGTACTTTCTTAAAGTAATCCACCTACGTGTGTTATATCCTAAGACTGGTTATATACAGATAGTTAAAATATACAGAGATAAGAAACCATCAATTAGAGTAGTAACTATACCAAGCAGCCCAGACAAGCGTGAGCTGTTGGTATTAAATAAAATATATGGAGGAAATAATGGGTAAATGTAAACGTACACCACACAAGAGTGATATAAATGCTAATATTGCTAAGATATTGACATTACATAGAGTGTGGAATGGTTATACACAAAAGCAAATAGCACAGTGTATAGAAGTAACATTCCAACAAATTCAAAAATACGAAAGATGTATTAACAGGTTACCTGGTGATCATCTTATAGATATATGTAATCAAAAACGTTGGGATCTAAATTTATTTGCAGTAACTCAACCACAAGCAATATTTGATGAGTGGATGAAAACTATAGATCCTTTTGAGGATGAAAGTCCATATCCATTACGTATATCTCAAATAACTAGAGCTTGGGAGAAAATAGATAATGTAGGTAAGCATAACTACTTAACAAGACAAACTAATCCAAGATACAAAACAATGCTTGAACAAATGAAAGGAAATTAATGAATGGAATTATTACTGCTATTCGATTTGTTACTTATACTCTTGGTGGTTTAGCCATCAGGAAAGGTTGGAATTGGCTCAACACTGACGTGGATCCAATCCCTTTTACAAAAGAGTTTGATGAAGAATATGCTCAAACTAAAGCTAAATACATACGATTAACCAAAAAAAAGGAGGAATATGAAGCGTATAGAAAAAGTAGGCGAACAATTAGTTAAAGCCTTTACATTACCAATTAGGGTATGTGTAGGTATTTACAAATGTGTAGAAAAAGCAACTCCAGATACATTGGAGATGCCATTTGAAATTAAAAGAAAGGAGGAAAACAATGGAAACAGTAAAAGCACCAATTAACGAGAGAGTGGCTACTAAAGTAATGCCACTAACTAAATGGTTCGTAGAGCAATACTTTCAAACTTATGAGCTGATGTCATCAGATCCAAGGTTTAAAGCGTTACCACCATACAACCAAACATCTTGTATAGCTACTGTAATTATAGCAACTAACAATGCTTTAGATAAAAGCAGAGACGCTAGAAAATCTGCAGAAACATTACAAGATATTAGTAAAGCAACTGAAGAAAGGAAAGCTGTAAATGAGTAGTAGTAAAACACCTATAAGACAAGATGAGAAAGACTATCTTGATCATTTTATTGAAACAAAATATGACGATAGAAAGAATATTTTGAAAACAGAAATGCAAGATACCATTGATAAAGAAGCAGAAGAAAACTTCGAGGCATTTAAAGATAAGTTAAAGATTAATAAAATGCACGATGATGTCAGAGTTTTGTATGATGATCATGCAAAATTTGCTAACGAAATGGATTCTATTTTACTTCAGAAAAAAGCTAAATTAGACAATGCTATCCATGTGTTAGAAGATAAACTAGAGCAATGGAAGAAAGTCAGAAAATGGAAGAACGAAATAAGTAGTTCTTTGTTAAGAGAACCTGATGAGTTAGATAGGCTGCTTAAAAAGTTATGTCATGAAGAAACAGAACGTGACTATTATTCAGGCCCAAGAGGTAAAGCAATACAGATGTTAGATATGTCTAAAGAGTATTGTAAAAACTTGCTTAACGCAGGTCAATCTCTGTCTACTGTATGGGGTGTACTTGATCAAGAAATGGCTAAGGAAAAGATTAATACTAATACAATTCCTAAACCAGAGTTCTTAGCTATAACTAAATAATAATAAACATGGTAAATGCCCGGTACTTTGTAACTGGGCATTAACCCAATAGAAAGGTAATTATGGTAGATGAAGCATTATACTTCTTTGAAAAAGATGTAGGTAAAAAAGTTTACGAAATGGAATATGAAATAACATATGCAACTAAATGGCAAATACTTGCTGAAGATAAAGATCAAGCATTTAAAATATGGTTAGAAAATCATAAAGTAGATATTGCAACACAAGATGGCAAAGATGTAGTTTGTTCGTATGTTAAAGATTATACACAAATTGGCAGCACAAAAGAAATTGCTAAAATTAAACTAGATATAGATAACGATGAGGTAATAGCAGATGAATCTTAAAGAACAAACAGACTTACTCGACAAAGCAACTAATAAAGCTATCAAACAAGTAACTAAAGAACGTCAAGGTAAACGTAGAAACTTTATACTAGAGTGGTTTAGATACGTAGAATTAGTAAGCAAACAATTAACCAAATGGATAAACTAATGCACATAGATAGTTATAAAATATGGTCATACGATTATGATTATAAAAATGGTAAAAAAAGTAAAACAACTTCAATTAAACAACATTTAGTATCAGAAGAATGTATAGATAGTAAAAGTTTAATAAATTTATTATCAGATTTAGATACTGCTTGGCATAATCATTATAGCAAAAATATAAAAGTAGAAGTTACTTTTGAACCACATGAAGGAGAATAATATGGATAAAATGAAAGAAATGTTTGAACTAAGAAATGCAATAAGACATTTTTTAGAAAGTAAATTAGAAGCAAAAGTACAAGGTGCTGGTATGAGTATATCAGAACCTTCTTCTGCAGATATATCTTTTAAAATAGATAACACTAATTATGTATTAACAATAGACGAGGTATAAATGTATAAACTTATAATATGGAAAGCTATATGGACAGATTCAGGGCCAGAAACAGGCACAGATTCTTACATATTAAACTATAAACCAACGTTTCAAGATATGTATAAACATCTAAATACTGATATGATTGAAATAACCAAAGGATATGATAAAGATATATCAGACAAATCTTTTGATATGTATATAGATGAAGAAAGTAAACTAAAACCAGTGATAGTTAAAAACACAAAAGCTACAAAAGCATGGTATGATTGGCAAGAACGTACAAAAAGACAATGTTTGCCTGGCGATTTTATTGCAGGTCATGTAGCTATAATTAAAAAGGTAAATAATGACAGAAAAAGAAGCAATGAAGCTGCATGAGCTAATAGATGAGCTTAGAGCAAAACTAAAAAAGTCTTTACAAGAAATATTACAACTTCGTAAAGATTTAGATTTAGAACGTGAAGAACATCAACTTACACAATTAAGATACGAAAATGTTAAGAATGCTATTAACAAAGAAGTTGATAGATTAAACCAACGCAGACCAGATGTAGAAATACCTGCTGATGAAAAAGGAGTAAAATGACAGAACTAAAAGATGAACATTTAGAAACTATTTCTAATAATAGAGGTAAAAAATATGAAATAGATAAAATGGTAGAACAGTTATCTGATGCTAGAGAGTCAGTAGCTGTGCTTGGAAATGCTATTGAATGTGGTTTTCTACATGATAAACATTCCTTGATTTTGCAAGAATGGATTGTAGAATATGAACAATTAATCGAACAGTTAGATACACATCTAACAGAAATGAGAACACATGGATGAACGAGCACTTAAAATGGTACTTGCTGCAAAGCAATTAGAAATAGATAAACTTAAACGTAAAATAAAGGAGATGGAAGATAATGATAATGCCAGACAGCGAGATTCTGAGACTAGAAAAACGTCAAAGAGGTCTACAAAGAGTAGCAACAGCAATTAACGATTTAAGTATTTATGGTATTTACCATACAAACTTTCCTAAGTTAATCCAAGTATTAGAACATGCTAAAGATCATGTTAAAGCTGAGATAACTGCAACACGTAAACGTATTGTAGAACACAGCATAGATAAAGTAGAAGAAGTATATACAGATCCATTAAAAACTGAAGCTCAAAAAGATTCTGATAATATTAATGATATGTATTCTACAAAAGGTATTTAAGAATTCTTGGTGGAGCATACTAATGGGATCCCCCTATCCAAGATAGAGCCAGATGGGAGACTGTCTGGCTTGTTAATTGGTTACGACAAAAGTGGTAAACGTATTAAATTTATACCAGCTTAATATAAAGTTTTATTAAATAATAACAAAGCCAATTAAATTTTAGTCATCTTTACAATCCAAGATGTAGGAATATTAGTACGATCTCCATAAGTATAAGATCCATCTTCTTCAATGTATGCTGCAAACAATTTAATAGAATGTTTGTCTTTAGAGAACAGCCAACCTTCGTTAACAGGATTAGCTAATTTCATATTAGTAAATTCTTTTTTCTCAGCCCAACCTGAATCACTTACACAGTCAACCCACTCAACTCTGTATTTGTCATAAGGTAAAGTATGAGAATCTTTAGAAAAAGATATTTTCTTTTTAATGTAACGTTTTTTTGTCATCTACAGCCCATATAAAAGTTGAATGATCATTTTCTTCTAATGCATCCATAATGTTAGAAGGTACATCATGACCTTCTTCATCAAATACTAACTGTAAGTATGTACTGTAAATAATTGCAAGAGCCATTGCGTCTGCAGCTCTAACTGACATTTTAGGATTTTGACCTTTAATAAAATCACCAATAGCTTCTGGCTTTACATTAGTAAGAAATGTCTCTGAATAAGGTTGTTTGCTTTTTGGAAACTTTAAAATCTTAGTCATATTTACGTACCTCTGGCGAGGATATCTCTGATAGTTATTTGGGTTGCATTAAAAAATCAATGTTATTTTGCATCTTAGGTACAAGTTCATCGTACACAGTACGCCATAACATAGAATCATCATAAAAAAAGTTCTTATTTTTCCACATATTGTGGTAATGGTCATAAAATCTACGACATATTTCGATAGCATCTATGTCTAATTTAATCCAAAAATCTTTTTCACTCATACCATTTGTATGTAATTGATGATGATGAGGAAAACATAAAGGTACAGTATATTGATCTCCAACTTTTTGTGAGAAACCTCTAGGCATAGCAAAAGTAATATGATGAGCTTGACATCTCGTGTCTTGGCAAAGTATGCAAGGATTAGATGCTACCCACTTTAGGTACTCTTTGTCTTTGATTCTTTGTGCCTTGTCCTCTGATAGTATTGTGCACTTTTTTGTAGCCATAATAAATTGCTAAACTTGATAGTCCTTCATGTACGTTGTTAGATGCTCTGCGTTCTGACATACTTAACATATGTGCTATCTCAATGATACCAAAATTATAATGACAAAACAACTTCATAATATTAGAAAGTCTTTTGCCTATTTCATCATCAACATCTTTGACTGCTAGTGCAGCTCCAAGAGATGATGTAATAAAGTCTGTGCTAGAACCATCAATACGTTCTTTAAGAACATTGCCAGTTCCACCACCTTGAAGTTCACACATAAGACGATACCTAGATCCAGCTTCATATTCTTCAATAGATATGAGCTTTCTATGAAACATATACATTAAACGAGACTCACGTATATTTAACCATACTTTACGTTTGTCTAAAATTGTAGATATTAACTCAGGTTTTTCTATCTGACGCATAAGATACTTTATAATTTTCTATTGCATTATCAACAAAAGATCTAAATTTTTTGTTTTTATTATATAAATTATTTAATCTATAAACTCTGTTTTTATTACAATTATGCAAACGAGCAATAGTGCTCTTACACCCATACACTTGTGTAGGGTGCAATAGCCAAGAAAGTAAAATACATAAATTATATATTTTATATTCGTTACTATTACCAACAGTTCTTTTACCTTTTAATATATCTAATGATACATTATAAGATAAACTACAATACTTTTGAATATTATTAACCATAAGGAGAAAAACATGAACATTGAATATAGACATAGTGCTTCAAAAACTAATAGTTTTATTGACAGTCCACCCTATTGGATTATCAATAACTTGTATGATTTTGAATCCAAAGCAAATGCCAGAATGATAATGGGCAGTACTGCTGAAGCTGCAGCAGAACATGCTTTGCAAAACCAAATCACTGATGAAGAAGCTATCATAGATTACGCAAAAAATGAATACCTAAAACTAGAAGGTGATGAGTCAGATGACGAATGCCTTTGGTCTGGTATTATTGCTAATCAGTTTGTTAAAGAACTACCACAATTTGGTAAAATTGTTTCTTATCAGAATGAAAAGCAAATACCTGGTGAGAAATATGGCTTAAAATATGATGTTATAGGTAAAACTGACTTTGAGTTTAAAGATGTAATCATAGATACTAAAGCTACTGCTTACATAAAAAGACTTAAATCTGGTGCTATTGATAGCAGATGGTACCCAAAAGACGCTGATTTGCGTCAACAAGCCCTCTACAAAGACCTTTTCAATAAACCGACTGCATTGCTTTATTGTTCGTACAAAGACGTTTACAGCGTAGATATGGAAGGCAGAGAGGGTCATTTAGAGACCATTATACAAGCTATGAAACATATAGAACATATCTTGGATATTGCTAAAACAAAAGAGGACATAGTTAAAATGTTTCCATTAACTATGGATAACTTTAGATGGGGTAAATCAGATAATGAACCATCTAGAATATATGCAAAAAACGTTTGGCAAAATGCTTTTAAATAGGCTATAACAACTAATGCAAAAATTTGGAAATATAATAAAACAAATAAATAGGAGAACAAACATGGAACATGAAACGTTTGAATGCTCATTTAAAAAAGCATTCGAGAAAGATGATGGTCAAGTTACTGTCTACGTTACCAAAGACGATGGTAGTGATATGACTATATATGGTGAGGCTTTAGGCTCATCAAGATGGCCGAAGGGAGCAAGACTTAAAATTGATGCACAGCCAGTAAGAACAAGTAAAACTGGTAAACAATATCAAACTGCAAGTAGAATAGAATGCTTAAGTGAAGTATCAGATAATTCTGGTGCTGCACCAAGTATGGTTAGTGCTACTGGAGTTCAATCAGTTAGAAATGTTGTTGATCAATTTTCAGAAAAATACAGATTGACTATGAGTAATCTTATAGGTTCTTATATGTCAGGTGGCAAAATACCAACTGAATCAGAATTTCAACAAATTGATAATCTGGTAAGAAAAGTATTAGATGCAAAAGCTAATAGTGTAGAAGAAATACTATCAGACGATCCACCATTTTAACAGTTTCTTATCTCCCTCGAGTTAGAAAGCTAGGCATTGCTACAGATTAAGGTTCTTCTCTGTAGTAGTGCCTTTTTACTTTAAGGACTTTATGAAAATAATATTTATGTTTTTGTATTTAGTTAATGGACAAGTAGAACGTATACCAGTAACTTTATATGAAGATCAAAATTGTGATGACAAATTTATGGAAATAGTAAAAGTTAATAAAGAAAAAACTAGAGTGTTATATAAAAATACTATAGTCTGGGCACACTATTGCAAATCAAAAAAAGGAGAATGGATCCAATGATTACAGAACAAAGATTAGAAAAAGCGTTAGCATTTTTATCTGAAACAGATGAAAGTAATGCAGAAGCTAATGCTAATGTTAAGTATCTTGATAGATTACTTAAACGTAAAAAAGCATTACATATAACTGGTAACACAGAAGATAAAAGTATTTCTGCCAAAGAACAATCTTACTATGCAAGTGATACATATAAATCTGCAATAGATGAATTGTTTCAAGCAGAAGTTAAATCATCAACATTAGAAAACAAACGTGATAAAGAAGGTCTTATTATAGATCTATTTAGAACACTAGAAGCAAGTAGACGTAAAAATAATATATGATTTATAAGTTTAAAAAATGGGTAATACTCCCTGCTTATACAGAAGTATTTATTAATGCAACGTCAGACGAAGAAGCATTAAAGATATTAAATGCTATAGATCCTACAACTTTAAACTGGCAAGAAGCTGACTCAATAGAGCAGCGAATGACATATGAAGTTTTAGATGAAAAATCCTGAGAGATATTTGTTTAGAGCAATAATTAGTCAAGCAATACATGACGCTATGTACGATGGTTTAGACAAATATTATCTTATAGATAAACGTAATGCTATTGATTGGCTTATAGGTAATTCAGTAGACTTTAGAACTATATGTCATTATGCAGAAATAGATCCTGAAATGGCTTGTAAAAAGTTTACTGCTGCTATGAAGTTAGATCTATATACATTAAGAGAAGATCAACATAAAGTGTTGAGCAAACCAAGAAAAAAATATAAACATAAAGGTAAATTTAGGTTAACATTTAATGAGCAAAGTTTGGAACAAACAGATTAAAGGTAGTCATTACCAAAAATATAAAATTCAACCAAGTAAATTTGTAGTAGAAAATAAACTTTTATTTCCTGAAGGATGTGCAATTAAATATATAATTAGGCACCAGGACAAAGGTGGTAAAGATGATTTGCTTAAAGCAATACACTTTATTGAAATGATTATAGAGAGAGATTATAATTAATTTAGTATAAGTTTTTTAATACTTTTACTACCATCAATATTAGACTCAAGCTCAGCCATAGACTTTATGCATTGATAAACTATGTTATTATTTTTATTACTACGCATAGCAATTCTTTTACCTTTAAGACAATCAGACATAGACACTTGTATTCTATGTTCTTTAATTTCTCCATTTACTATCATAAGTAAAGCTACAATTAATTCCATTAATGAGCTCCATTACCATTAGCTCTTACTTTATCTTTAAGATGTTCAATATCTTCTAATGCTTTATCTAATTGTGTTTTAAGAAATTCAATATTAACTTTGTTAGTCATATTCATTTCTTGAGTAGACTGTAATTTTTCTACAGTTTTATAAAGATCTTCTAATAAAAAATGTTGTTCTTGGTCAGTAGGTACTTGTTCAGATTTTTTAAGTAAATCATTTTCAAATAGTTCTCTTGAAGTTTCTAATGATGTAAGTCTAGCAGTAACTTCTGTGTATGCAAATACACCCATAGCAACTGCTGCTATAATCATAACCATATTACGAATTGGCATACTTACAGATGTATTTTCACTAATTTTCATTTAGCAATCTTTCCTTTATTAATACCTTTTTTAATGACGTATTCTCTAGTACCATAACCATTAGTTTCTACTTCTTTTTTAAGCTGCTTAAACAGCTCCATTTCTTTATCTTTATATTCTACTTTTTTTTTGTGTTCTTCTAATAATTTTGTGTCTCTCATCTTTAAACCTATTATTTTTTTCCCAAAAAGGTAACATATGTCCTGAATTTTTATAACATTTAATACAAGAGTATTCGTTATCTTTTAATGATATAAAGGCTTCAGTCATGCTAATATCTTTATTACACCACTTACACTCACCTCTTACTTCGGTCACTTTGGTTTACGCATAATGTCTGCACCTTTTAGACCATAAATAGCACTAACGACTCCTATGAATATAGCTTGATACCAGTAGGGCAGTTGTTTAAAATATTCAAAAAATATATCTAATCTATTACGAATCTCAGGATCGTCAGTGAACACAGAATACCCCAATATAAGGATAGGAATAGATATAAGCACAAGGACAAACTCATCCTTCCAGCCTTTATCATTACTCTCAATAACTTTCGCTTTATATTCAATTTCACCTGTACTCATTTTTTCAGCATGTCTCATTTGAGCATCTGACATTAATTGTTTTGTTCTTTGTTTGTTCTGGTATATATGACTAGCAGTCTTTACACCCATAGATAATAAATTAAACCACATTATTTAATACCTTTCTTTTTTTGTTTTGTTCTTAATATGTTGACACGTTTATGCCAACACCAAGTACTAATTTTAGATGCGTATTTTTCTACGAAGCTGTAGAATTTGTCGGTAAACCTTCCCATGCTTTGTACATTCCCTCTACTAACAACTCATCATCGTATGGTTGCATACCATTTTCCATTTGTATAATTGCTTTTACTAATGGTAAATAATCTTCGATAGTATTGTTTAGTTCATCAGTAGGGTTTACTCCAAGTTTTCTGCAAACAAATGCAATGTAAGCATCTGTATCGTTTTCACTTGGTGGAGCCCATCTTTCAATGATGCTTTCTACTGTAAATCTTTTATGATGAAATCTATATGTTAAAAGTATTTTAACTAATGCTCTAATACCCCATACAGCTTCTTTAAATACACAAAAAACTGGATCAGATTGTTCATCTGCCAGTCCATCCCAGTCAGTACCTAATTTAATATTGCCTGGATTTTTATTTCTTATACCTCTAGGTAATTTTTCTGTTCCATCTGCCATGTTTATCTAAAACCATTGGGATTAATATTGGTAATCCATCAATGATAACTCCTGTTCCTATTACTGGTCTAGACTTTTGTAATTTATTATATTCAAAAGCTAAACTTTTCATGTTAATTAAACATCCAACTTGCATACCCCAAAGTAGTTCATTAGGATTGCTCCAATAATCTATTTTGAATGATGTGTGATAGTGTCCTTGAACAGTACACATACCATATTGCTGTGCAACTTTAAGTACGTCTTTATATTTACCATGACAGAAGTAAATTTTTTGACCATTAGATGCTTTAATAACCAAATCTTCATGCCACGTCCAACCTTTGCCTACTCCAAGCATATGATTATATGACTTAAAGATTTCATGAGGTAAACCATGTTTAGTAGCTTTTCTAAAAACTAAACTACCATGATTAGAATCCATTATGTATTGCTTAGGAAATAATTGTTCTAATTCTTTAAAGAACCTCTTAGCAACTACAAGCTCATGACTTGGCGAGTATAAACCAGGATGTGAATCGTGGAAAGATATACTGTGCCAATCCATTTCATCACCTATGTTTACTACACAATCAGGCTTATATTTTTCCTTGATTGCACTTAAAAAGTCAAGTGTATCTATATGATGATATGGTGCGTGTTGATCACTTATAACAAGTATTGATTTGCGAAGCATATTATACCTTTTACAAGTATTTGGCGAATATGTCTAGCAAACTAGGTACAACTTTATGCTAGTATTTTTGATACTTCATATTGTTTGCAAATAAACCTTAAATAAATTTCGTGTTCATTTACATCTTGTGGACCAATTTCTTGTAATTTCTTTAATGATTCTTCATATCCTGCTTCCATACATTTATACATATTATCGTATTGTGTTGGCATGGGATATGGTGCCATACATTCACCTGCAACGTATGAACACATAAGCATCAATAAAGTAAATTTCATTATAAATTTTTAGTTAACAAATATAAAAATTGTCCTAATAAACCTAAACCAATAGCTGATATAATATATATAATTCTATCTATATCTTTTTGCATATGAGCTAAATGATTGTTTTCTAAAGTATCTAATTTTTGATCAATAAGATCTATTCTATTATGTACTTTTAAAATTTCTTCTTTGTTTTCTGTATGTCTACTCATTAGAATAATGTTTCGTAAGGAGACCTTACTAACCCTTTCGTTTTGTATTGTGTATATCTAGGCCCTTGGTATCTAGGGTGACCTAATTGCCCTAGTACAAAATCAACAGAAGTGTCTGCTGCTAAGTCTAAAGATAGACCATCTTTTAGCAAACCTTGTTCTATTGAAGCTGTTGCTTGTTGCAGCCAAATAGGTAAAAATCTTTTACCAACATGACCTCCTATAGATAAACCTTTCTCAATAGCATCATCATCTTTTTTAGTGATGTTTGGACTCCATTTAGTAGTCAAGTATTTTTTATTAGTTAATACTTCTATTGTTGTTCTTGGTAAAGACCCAATCTTTTTAAGACCTGTAGATTGTGGATCTGTTATCCAATGGAAAGGTTCCATCAATTGTTTAGAGAAAGTTAATACTTGACCATTCCCTAAGTCAATTCTAGTTGGATCTGTGTTTTCTAATATAGAGTGACCACTAAATATATAGTTAAGTGCAGATCCTGCAGCTGCGTATGTAAGTGCAGCTCTTGCAAAATAGTATTGATACATTCTTCTAAGACCTTCATCGCTTTCAAAAGCTGGTAAAGACTTAGCAATAATTCTTATGTTAGATATTGTCCAATCAGGAGCAAATAATAACAATTGCATATATCCTCTAGATCCTGGACGTAATGTAGTTTGTGCTAATTGTTTAACCCAAGGTGTTCTTATTCTGTTCGCTACTTGTTCCCAGTTTTGTCCACCAAATGCATCATTAGTAAACTGTGCTGCTTTACTTGCTTTAGCATATATCTGACCTATTGTATCGCCAGGTTGAATGACTAAAGTGTTTGGTACACCTTTTAATTTAGGTGAATCTAATACTTGTAAAAATGTATGTAGTTTAGCTGCAGTAAATACTCTATCCCATGTAATTCTATCAAACCATCTAAATACTTTTTCTGCTTGTCCACCAGAAGAAATACCAAAATGATTTTTTAAGAAAGTATCTATACCTCTTAAGTTATAATAGAATCTATCAAAACCTATATCTTCAGGAGTAGTAATTTGTAAACCAGAACCTTGTGCAAATCTTGCTACATCAGTATAACCAGCTGCTTTTAATTGTTCTATTGCAGTTGGAAATTCTGTAATAGTTTTATTAGGATTATTAATCATCTCTAATAATTCAGGTTTTTTTCTAGGATCTAAAGTTTTTTTAATAAAATTAAGTTTGTTACCTGCAAATAACATACTTTCTACTAGAGCACCTGCATGAAAAAAAGAAAATCCAACAGCTAATCTTTTCATCATAAGGTTAGTTGTAAACAATGCACCCATAAATGCTTGTTCTTCAGTAGCATCAAACACCATACGTAATGATCTATGCATACCTTTATGAACAAATACAGCTCCTTTACCTTCAAAGTAAGGATGTATAAATTCATCGTAGTCTCTCATGTCTACATTATTTTTTACAGATCTAAACATAAGAGCTTTGTTATTAACTTTATGTTTTTCCAAATGTGTAATTAAAGATCTAGTAGCTAATGCTTTAGACGCAGCAAAACCATATACTCTAACTAATTCTGCAGGATCATCCATACCAGGACGTATTTTATATTTTTTAACTAAACCTGCGTTTATATCTGCAAATACACCACGTCTATTAAATTGAAATCTACCTGATGGCCCAGCTACTTGTTTATCAAACTCAGATGAAAATCTAAATGGTTGCTGTTTATGATTATAATGATCCCACATTAAAGGTAAGTAGTTAGCTCTTTGATTCATAAACAACTGACTACCTTCTTCACCAAGAATTTTATTATAATCTTTAAATATTTTTTCTACAGTTTTAGCAACTTCTAGTTCTTTAGCTGTAAGTTTACTTGCTGGTATAGCACCTAACTTTGGATTAAATTCAAATGTATCAGGATCTACACTAGCTTTAGTAATGTAATAAAATACTTTACGTCTAGAATCTATAGCATCTGGTAATGCTTCTTTAATTTTATTAGATAAGTTTTGAGCTGCAGTATTTATTTTAACTGTACCAAACTTCATAGCATCTAATGCTGATTCACCAGCTAATGCTATTTCATTATCTACTTTACCAAAATTTCTACCTAGTATTTTAGCTGCACCATATAAGGCTGCACCTGCTCCAAATCCTTTAGCTGTTGCTACAAGTTTTTCATCATCTGCTGTAAGAAATTGTGCTGCTCCTACAACTCCACCGATTGCACTAGCTTTAACTGCAGTATTAACTGCCATATCCCAACCAGTTTCAATAGCTGGTCTCATTGCTGATGTAATTTCTGCTGCTACTGCATTAAATTTAACTGGATCTTCTAAATCTTTAACTTCTTTTTTTAATTCTTTTAATAAATCATCTACACTTTTGTAGCTACCATTTTCTGTTTTTTCTATTAATCTTTTTGGATCTACACCATTGTCTTTTAATACTTTAGTTGTAGCACTATCTGTTCTAATTTTAGGTATACTAAGAGCTCTACTTGCTGCAGCACTCATACCTGCAAATCCTACAGATATAACAGCTCCTGCTGTTGCACCTACAGTAGTCTCTATAGTTGTTCTTTTAGGATCTAATGTTCTATCTTCAGATCCTTGCCATACTGTAGAAAATACAAAGGGTGTTGCTAGTGTGGCAAACGCACCTACTTTTAAGTTAGCTACATTTTCTTGTTGAGCTAATTTTAATAACTTAGGTTTTTGCCTAGTCATAGTAAATGCTTTAGAGTATTTTAATCTTAAACTATTTACTACACCTCTACCTAATGCACTCCAACCCATAGGCATAAACAATAAATATGGATCTGCCATCATCATGTTTACAAGTTCAGCACCAAACATTTTAGGGTTGGCTTTCATCATATTCCCAACTTCTTTTAGGTCTATGTTCATTGGCCCTTCATCTAACAAATAACCAAAACGACTCATTATTCGTTCTGCTTCTTGGTAGAATTTACCACCACGTTTATCTGGATTGTTTCTTAAATAATCGTATGCTTCTTGAGCTTGTTTTTTTTTAGTGTTACCTGAGATCCATTGATACAATGATGCAGGTAATGATTCTTCTCTCCAAAGGTCTATTGGATTCTTTAAAGACTGAAAAAACCCAGGCGTACTATCTTTAATGGGTTCTTGTAATCCATCTCCGATATTACGTACTGGGTCTTTTAGTTTAAATTCATTAACATTAAAGTCATTAGCCATTTATTCCCATTTTATTTTTCCTCCAGGAACAAAAGTTTTAATAAGTTCTTTTCTTTTATTTCTTTGATCCCAGATTGTTTTAGCATATTTATGTTCTTTAACTGTTGTACCTTTTCTTA